TCAGTACGACTCGAAGTGTGTGGTTTGTCCAGATCCCTAGCCTGCCAACTATCATCACTCGTCGAAAGATGGGTGCTCTGTGAGGGGGCTGAACATGCAGTCAAAAGGGTTAAGTCAATCAAGGTGAACCTTCTCCGGCACCACGCCGGTCTGCCTCACCTGGATCAAGGTGTCTGGATGCGCTATAGGGGCGAGGTCCCACGCGGGCCGTTTGGAGCCCTATTCCGGATGCCGAAAGGCAATTTCCGGGCGGCGTGGAACGCCGTAATGTTGTACACCAATCTGGTGTTCAACGACCCTGAGGTATGGGCAACCGATGAACAATGGGAGAACCTTCTCTCGGCGATAACTCGCGAGCCTGTGGCCCCGTCAGCCCTTATACAAGGACTGGCCTTAGTCCATAAGTCTCCGCTCCGTGTACCCATCTCTATCAGTAGTAATACTGGATCCCCCCTGATTGACTATCAGGCGAGGGATGGGAAAAGAGCACCTCTTGCGACGGGTGATGAGATGATTTTCAAATCATCACCAGAACCAAACACTGTCATAACCTCACTGCGCGTCCTTTCGGATCGCCCGGTGTGGGCTACAGAGCATTGGGACATCCTCTCCGGGACCCTAGTCGGGCTCGAAGAGGTCGACCGAACCATCTTTGAGTTGAACCTCGAGGATGAGCTAAAGTCGGGCGGGCCTCCTATTCAGGAGAGTCCTTTAATGGGCTCGATCTCACTGATACAGGAGGGTGGTTACAAACTTCGGTTTGCGGCTAACCCGCATAGAGTCTACCAGGCGGCTTTGCAACCGCTTGGCCTGGCGTTGTTCCGTGGTTTGCGCAAGGTCCGTCAGGACTGCACGTTTGACCATGATAAAGGCGTTAGGATGGTGCAGGAGTGGCTACGTCAGGGTAAACCTGCCGTGAGTATGGATCTGTCCAATGCGACAGACCGTGCCCCTCTCGACCTGCAACTGGAGTTCCTCCATGTTTGCGGGGTGCCGACTCGATGGCTCCAATTCTTGAAGTCAACATGCCAAGGCACCTGGCGGGTCAACCGACACCGTCATAATCGGTTCCACGGTATCAATGTTCATTGGACCGTGGGATCCCCACTTGGCTTGTATCCTACCTTTGCGGCGTTTGCGTTATGGCACCACAGTGTCGTACAAGCAGCGTTCGTAGAGTGCGGGTGGCCGAGGGAGCAATCCCAAAGCTTCCCTTACGTGATCCTTGGTGACGATTTAGTCATTATGGATCGCGAGGTGGCTTCGACAGTCCGCGGCTGGTTTGAAAGCTGGGGGATGAAAGTGTCTGAGTTGAAAAGCTTGGACTCCGATTCCTTAGCCGAATTTGCTGGTCGTGTCATCAGCTCGTCTGATGTTGTGAGAGGATTCAAGTGGAAGGGTACCATCTCTGACGAGTCCTTCGTGGACTTCGCTAGACAGATGGGCCCCGGTAGCTTGATTATGATGCGCCCCCGCCATAAGCGGGTACTGGCGTACATAGGGGACTTGCCAGAGCCTTACGGCCTTGGGTGGAATCCCTACGGTATTCCTCTGGAGGAGCGTCTCACACCCCTTATCGAAAGAGTGTGGGAGCGCGACGAGCGCTACCGAACCTTCTCCAGCCGCGCTGAGAGGTCCAACAGGTTGCTGTACCCGTCGATCGCGAGATCGGCTGCGGTTTATGGCAACTATGTGGACATCGACGCTGCTACCTCCGACCAGGAGGCTGAGCAGGTAGTGAGAGCATTGCTCCCTGGCCTTGAACAGCTGGGTGCTGCCGTTTGGCCTAACCTTCTTACCGTTGCCCTCGAGAGAGGTGTACCGGAAGAGGTTGAAAATCTGTTGGAGGCTATGTTGAAGCACTCTTCCCAGATGGAGGACCCAAAGAAGGTGACAACTTTGGTGATTCTGGAACGGAAGATCCGCGCCATACTCAATCGTAGTCGTCGATAGCAACGTGCGCTTGCGCACGTCCGGGGTGAGATACCCGGCGATTAGCCACGTAATGGTAGCCTGTTAGGAACCTCCTTTAGTAAGAGGGATGGCGAGG